TGCAGCGCGTTGCCGTAGATGTCCGGCACGCTGATGTTGCCGGTGACCGACGAGTAGGTGACACCGTCGGCCGGCTCGGTGACGTCGGTCGGCAGCGCCGCGTAGACCAGATCCACGGACGCCCCGGAGGCTGCGGCCGGCGGGTACACGTAGAACACCTTCGGGTCGCGCGGGTCGTACATGAAATGCAGCACCTCGGTGACGCCGCTCAGGCCGTGCCAGCCGGGCGCCTGGGCGTCCAGGATTTCGCGCTCGCACACGCGGATCGCGCGCTTGGCGCCGCCCGAGTTGCGCACCACCTCGATCAGCTTGGCGGCGTTGGACGGGATCGACTGCTTGGAGCCGGCCACCAGCGCCTGGGCCGCGTTGGTGACCATGCTGTCGGGCCGGTGCAGCACGATCTCGCGCTGGCCGTCGTTCAGGTATCGCACCAGCTCGTTGATCGGCCAGCGGATGGACGTCGTGTCCTGGAGCGTCTCGGCGACGCGGCGGATGATGGATTGGGCGGTGATGGCCATTGGGTACTCCGTTCGGCGTTGCTTAGAACCAGGAAACGCGGGCGCGCGGCACCTGGCCGGCGTGCCCCATGAAAGCGTCCACCGCATGCGCGGCGATCGCGGCATCGAACTTCGCGCGCGCCAACCCCGCCGCAGCCGCATCCGCGAACGAGCCCGGCGTCAGCAGCAGGATCTCCTTGGCGCCTTCTGCGATCGGCTCCAGGTAGCGGTCGGCCAGGTGGTCCGGGATGCCCCGCGCGCGGCGACTCGGCATCAGAGACACCTGGGCCTGCAGCTGCAGCCCAGCCGGCGTGTTGCCGGTGAGCACGAACGTCTGCAGGTCGCGGCTCACCAGCGAGCGCTCCTCGGTGTCGGTTCGGGTCCAGTCGGACGGGATCAGCCGGTACGAGCGCACCGGGAACGGCTGGCCGTCGGCTGTTGCCCGCTCGATGCGCACCATCTCGGTCTCGCGCGGCAGCTCGAAGGCGTAGTCCGGCGCATCGCCCGAGGCCACCGGGTCGAGCCACTCCATCCAGGCGCGGGTGCGCTGGAAGAACTCGCGCGCCGCCCGGCTGACCGCACGCAGCACCAGAGGGTCCGGCGCGCCAGGCGCGTGCACCAGCACTTCGGAGAACCAGGTGTCCCAGGTGGCCACGGCCCCGGCCCTTTACTGCGCAGCAGCTGCGCGCGGCGGGCGGCCACGGCGGCGCGCCGGAGCGGCCACGGGCGGCGTGTTGGCCTCGACGGGAAGCGCGGAGGCGCCGGCCTCGTCGTCGTCCTTGTCGTCCTCTTCCGGCTCGTCTTCGTCCGCGCCGGCCAGGCGCAGCGCGGCTTCGTAGTCTCCGGGGTCAGTCGGGTAGAACAGTCCGCCCTGCAGCAGGAACGCGACGGTCGGCTCATGCTCGATCGCGCCGACCATCTCGCCGTCGTCGCCGGGCGTGAACACGTAGTCCTGGGCGTCGAGCCCGCGAACGCGCACGGTGCCGTCACGTCGCGGCGGGATGCTGGTGCTCAGTTTCATCGGTGCTCCAGAAAAAATGGGAGGGAGTCACCCCCCTCCCCCGGTCGGCGCTCGTGGCGCCAGCCTGTTGCATGGATCGCGCGTCAGGCGGCGCGATACAGCAGGGTCACGCCCACGGTGCCGGCGGCCTTGGTGGCCGCCGCCGCCGTCACTTTCAGCGCCACGGTGCGGTCGGCGCCGGTGGCAGCGACCCGCGACAGCGCCTTGCTCAGCACCTGGACCTGGCCGCCGGCTTGCGCCACGGTCAGGCCGGTGCCCCAGGCGGCGCCGCCGTCGGCCGCGGCCGTGGACAGGTCGTCGCCGGTGGCATTGAGCACGCCGACCGCCAGGGCGATCGTGGGCTGGGCGTTGGTGTCGAGGTCGTCGCTGTCGACAAGCACGCCGACCGGCACGCAGCCCGCAGGCAGGGTGCCCACGGCGCCGATGTCGTTCTCGTCCAGGTCGGCAGCGACCAGCGCGATCGGGTAGCGCACGGCCACCACTTCCGCGCCGGCGGGGAAGACCGTCGGCTTGCGGCCGGTCAGGTAGTCATTGGAGTTGGTGAAAGACATTGCTTGCTCCTGTTTCCGTTACCTGACGCCGATCAGCGCGAGGCCGCTGCGGTGTCGAGCGCGAACACGCCGAAGTCCTGCGGACCTTCCTCGGTGGTGAAGCGCACCTTCTTCGCGCCGAAGATGCTCGACGTCGAGATCACGACCTTGTCGCCGTTGTCCCGGGTCTCTTCGTGCCACGAGAAGCGCATGTTCGTGCCCGGCGAACCGTAGGCAACGACCGCCGCCTGCGAACCCAGGAACAGCGCGCGGGCCGCCTCGATGGTGCCGGCGCCAGCGTTGGCGAACCGGATCACGTTGCGGTGGCTGTGCAGGATCACGCCGCGGTACATGCCCAGCGAGCCCTTGAACAGCGGGCTGTTGCGGCCCTCTGCGCCGGCTGCCGCCTTCTGGATGTCGAGCCACTGGCCAGCGTTGGTGTTGGCGCGCAGGTCGTCTTCCTGGAACGTGTGCATCACGCACACGAAGGTCTCGTTGCCGTCGATCTTGCACGGCTGCAGCACCGGCACGTTGGTCGCGCCGCCGCCCTGGACGTCCGCACGCGTTTTGGCGCGGTCGATCAGGCGCAGGTCGAACTTGTCGTTGGCGTCCAGGTTGTTGAACGCCGTGGCGTCGCCGCCGTACAGCACATGGTTGCTGTCGGGCGCGAACAGGTCGTTGTTGGCGCGGCCCGTGTAGCCGAGCGGCAGCAGGAAGTTGGCGTTGACGCCGCGAGCGCCGGACAGGTAGATGAACAGCAGCTCGTCCTGCAGGCGCGCCCACCAGCTCGACTGCTGGCGCTTGGCCTTCTCGCGCAGGTCATGCAGCGTGCGCTTGCGGGTCATCCGACCGCCGGTGTTCACACCGCAGCGAGCCTGGTCGATGTAGATGGTGTCGGTGTAGAACCGCTGACCCTCTTCGTTGCCCTCCAGGTTCGCCTCGCCCTCGACCGGGGCCATGCGAAGCTCGGCCAGCAGGTCATAGCTGATCTGCTCGCCCGCGTCCGACTCCAGGTCGGTCAGGATTTGGATGGGCACTTCCGCCTCGGCGCCACGCGCCATGAAGCGGCTGTTGAAGTAGCTCTTGTGCGACGCGTCGTGCGCCAGCATGCCACTCCATTTCTTGACTGCCTTGGGATCGTTAATCCCAATGATCGTGCGGGCCATTCAGATACTCCCAAGAAGTTTTCACTTGCCGGGAGCACGTCATGCGCTCGGGGACTACGATGCTTTGCAGCACGGTGCTACGGTGCCATGCTTGGTACGAATTCCGCCTCGCGCTCGGCTGCAACTTCGCGCACGATCTTCACGCGCGCTGGGGCGGCCACGCGAAGCCGCGCGAGCTGGCCGGACTTCTTGACCAGCGCGACTTCGATTTCCGCGCCGGCAAAGCGCAAGACCTCGCCGGCCCGGACGTCCCACACGGTGCAGGTGCGGCGACGCTCGTCCATCACGCGCCCATTGCGTACTTCGCACGCTGCGCCGGCGACAGGCGCGCGATCGCCTCCTCCAGCTCCCAGCCTTCGAGCTGCTCGAGGTGCGCGAACTCGCCGCCGACGTCGCCCGGGCCGTCACCGCCAGGCACGCCGGCGATCGACTTGGGCACTGCGTCCACCGGCGGGCGGCGCTTGGCCTTGGCTTCGGCCACCGGATCCGCGCTCGCAGGCGCCGCAGCGCGCGCAGGCGCCAGGCCGTGCAGCGCGAGCACCCGCTTGTGGGCCTCGGAGAGGAACCACTCCATCGGCCGCTCGGCGTTGGCCGGGTTGTTGGCCAGCGTGCGCACGAACGAGTCCAGGTCGGCGGCCTTCTCGGCGTCCTTGCGGTAGTCGACGCCACCGCCTTCCGGGGTTGCGGCGCGGGTGGCGAGGTTGTCGATTGCGCGCTGCCACTGGGCGGCGGCGTTCTGCTCGGCCATCTCGCGGGCGATCTCGGCCTTCACGCGGGCGGTGCGCAGCTCGTCGCGCTCGGCGATGATCTGCGCGCGCTTCTCGTCGAACTCCTCGAAGTCCATCTCGCCGGCCTTGAACCGGGCCTTGAGGTCGGACTCCTGGCTGTCGAGCGACTTGACCTTGTCCTCGTAGCCGTCGGGCAACGGCGCCTGGTAGGCGGTCTGCTGCGCCACCGGCTGGGCCTGCGGCTCGGGCGCCGGATCGGGGTCTTCATCGGCAGCCGCCTCGGCCGCGGCGGGCTCGGGCTTCTCGGCGGCGTCGTCGCCATCCCCTTCGCCGTCGTCGTCCGGATCGTCGTCCTCGGCGTCGGCGTCGGCGTCGGCGTCGGCGTCGTCGTCACCGGCATCGCCGGCGATGCGCGCCATTGCAGCGCGCTCGGCGTCGTCCATCTCGTCGCCCTGAATGGCTTCGATTTCTTCGGGGGTCAGGGTGTCCAGGGCGTCCTGGTCGAAAGCCGCACTCATGCGCGCTCCTATGGTGGGTTGAAGGCGGTCAGTCCTCGGAGGCGACCTTGGCCGCGTCCATCATCTTTCGCTTGGCCATGGCTTGCGCCTTGGCGTAGCGGCTGGCGTCGCCCTTGATCTTCTCGGCTTCGATGAGCACGTTCAGGTCCGACTCGACCTTCCATTCCTCATCGGGCTTGACCGACGTCATCGGCTTGCTGCGTTTGGCCACGGGCCTCTCCTGTCGTTGGCAGACCGGCGCTCATGGGACCATGCTTGCCACGAAAAAAGACCCCGCACGGTTGCCCGGCGGGGCCAAAGCGGGCGCGATGCCCACCCCAGAGACAGACGGTGATCAGGCCGGCGCGGCCGGCCTCGTGTTCATGCGCTGCTCGAGCTCGGCCAGGCGGCGCGAGAGCTGGTCGATGGCGCGGTCGCTGCCAGCCTGGATCTCGGCCACGCGCTCGCGCGAGGCGGCTTCGATACGGGCGCGCTCGATGGCGACGTCGGCGTCCTTGTTCGCCTGGATCGTGCGGGCGGCCAGCTCGGCGTTGGCCTTGCGCAGCGCATCGGACAGGCGGTCGATCTCCTGTGCCGCCTGCGCGCGCACCTGGTCGATGGCCGCCTGCATCTGCCCGTCCGGAGATCCGGCGCCGGCTTCGGCCTCGAGCTTGGCGGCGCGGGCGTTGAGCTCGCGCACCTTGGCCCGGGCTTCTTCGAGCGCCAGCATGGCCTGCTCGCGCTGCATCTGCAGCGCCTCGACCTGCATCTGCTGCTGCTGGGCGAGCTGCTGGGCCTCCTCGGGCGTAGGCTCGACCGACGGGTCCGGCTGGCCGGTGATCTGGCGGATCTCGCGGGCGATCTCGTCCTTGTTCGGCAAGTCCGAGTAGTCCATCGCCATGGCCATCAGCCGCAGCGCGACCTCGGGCGGCAAGCGCATAGCCATCGCGTTGAGCGACTCGAACATCACCTGGCGCAGCGTGCCGGCGTAGTCGGCATCGGCCACCATGAAATCGGCCATCGAGGCGGTGATGTCGTTGATGAAGCGCACCGTCCCGTCGGCCTGGACCTCAGGCTGGTTGACCTTGACCCACTCGAGCGCGCCCTTGGCGCCGGTCAGGCGCACCACCTTCTCCTCGGTGTAGAACTGCTCGGTCAGCGCAAGCTGCTTCTCGCCCTGGACCTGGACCGCGAAGCGCAGGTTGTCGAACGGCTCGGTGGTGACGACGCTGCCCTGCAGCTGGCGGGCCTTGATCGCCTCGCCAGAGACGGCGTTGGTGCGCCGGCCAAGGTTTTCGTCGGACACGCCGGCCGACTTCTGGATGCTCTGCGCCGCCAGCGTCATCATGCTGATCTGGCCGGTGGCCGCGTCCGTGTCGCGCCGGATGGCGAACTCCTTGCCCGGCTTCTTGAGGACCACGCCATCGGGGCGGCTCACCTCGTCGCGGGCCACATCCCAGTCGGCCACCGCGCCCTCGTCGGCGATGATCTGGTTCGTGTTGAGAAGGAAAAGCGCCTTGGACGCGCGCTTGTTCAGGTCTTGCTGGATGTCGCGCACCCGGCGGATGACCCCGTAGGGCAGCCGATCGCTGCCACGGCGGTAGCACCAGACGGGCGTCAAACTGAAGCGGTTGTGCCGGAACACGGACGGGGCCATCGCCAGCATGTGCGTGTGCGTGAAGACGGCCACGTGCACGCGCATCACCAGCTTCTCGATGATGCTGCCGCCGACGCGGTTGAGCGCGGCCATCAGCGCCATGTCGCGCTCGTCGACGAACGCCCCGCGCAGGGGTCCGGAGCTGACCAGGCGGGCCTTGACCGGCATCCGGTACTGGGCCTCGATCAGCTTGACCCGGCGCCGCTTGGCCTCGCCCACGGACGCCGCGCCGAAGCGGCCGGTGCGGGTGGCCTCGGTGCCCAGCAGCTGCGCGCGCTCCTCCGGGTGCCACCAGACCTCGTTGTCGTACTCGTCGGTGGTTCGATTCTGCGTGTCTTCTACCGCCTCGCGCACCTTGTCCACGCGCGACGGGAACATCGCGGCGGCGACGTCCTCGTCCACCCAGCGCCAGCGGAACACGTAGCGGGCGTCGGACAGGTCCAGGTCGTAGGAGGTGGAGTCCCACAGCACCTGGCGCCAGTCTTCGTACTTGGAGTAGAGGATGTCCTGCGTCGGGTCGTCGCGCACGCCGTCGTCGAGCCAGCCCACGCCGACCTTGACCGCGTCGGCGAAAGCACGCGAGCGGTTGAAGGTCACCCGGTTGACGTCGGCGGTGTACTTGAGCACCTTGGTCTTGACGTCGGCCATCTGGACGTCGTCTTCGGTTCGCGGCAGCACCCGCCAGTCGACCTTGGCGCGGCGCTCGGTGCCGATGATCCAGTCGACCATCGGCGCCACCTCGTTGTAGACGAGCGGCATTTGCCCGCGCGACTGCAGCTCGGCGGCATCCTGCGGATCCCACTGCAGGTTGTCGTAGAAGTCGGAGTCCATCGCCATCTCCAGGCGATTGGCGGACTGCCTGTCCTTCTCGTGGTAGTACCACTCGAGCAGCCGGCGGTGCACCTTTCTGGCGGCTTCATCGTCCAGCGGGTTGGACGGCTGCTCGGTGACGGAGGCGTTGAGCTCCATCGACTCGGCCTGGCGCCGGTAGTAGTCCTCGCCCGGGGCCGTCGTGCGCTTGATGCTGAAGTCCAGCGGCTCAGCCATATTGGACGCCTTCCTTGTCCAGCCGCACGTCCTGCTCGGCCAGCACCTGGCCGTCGGCGCGCAGCTGCATGCTGCCGATGCTGGCGGCGTACTGCTCGGGCAACGGGGCCGATGGCATGCGGATCAGGTCAGGCAGGCCTTCGTGGATGATCGTGGCCACGCGTACCCAGTTCGGGCGGCTGGGCTCGATGCCCAAGACTTCGCACGCCTTGGCGCACTGGCTGGCCAAGTAGGTCGGGTCGTCGTAGCGGAACGCGGCCGACTCCATGACGATGTACCAGGGCGCGCCGGGCCGGTAGGCCGGGATCAGCACCATGGCCCGCTCGTCGTTGACCCAGGTGTAGACGGCGATGATGTCGCCGTGCTGGCGCGTCAGGTGCGCCTTGCGTGTGTCGAGCGATGCGCCCATGCGGACTCCAGTCGATTCTGGGTCTGCACGGTGCCATGCTTGCCACGAAGGACGGCTGCTAGACCGCCATCGCGCCGCCGCGGCGCTTGAACACGGCCGGCTTGGCAGCATTGGTCATCTGGTCGGCCACCAGGCAGGCATAGCGCCAGTTGTCGGCGCCGTGGCTGTACTCGTCGTGCACCGGCGCGCCCGGCTCCAGCGTGCGGACGTTGACGTGACGCCGGTAGCGCTTCAGGCACAGCACCAGGCGCGCCGCCCGCGTCTCGTCGAAGAACGCCTGGCGAAACGTCAGGCGGGCCACGCCGATGCCTTCGTGCACCGGCACGTTCGGGATGGCGTTCACCTCGAAGCCCAGGGCCTCCATGATTTCGGCGGCGCTCTTGCCGGTCTTGAAGTCCCGGTGGAACCCGTCGTGCGGCAGCCAGATGCCGCCCAGGTTGTAGCGCCGCGCCCTGATCTCCTCGGCGTACCAGTCCAGCGTCTTGTGGCTGTCCTCGATGTAGTCGATCACGCGCAGCTCGGACGCCACGCGCTGGTAGAACCCGACGGTCATCGCGTCGTTCCAGCCCAGGTCGAACACCGGGTGGACCTTGAGCATGGGATCGTATGGCACGGGCCGGATGCGCCGCTCGAGGGTGGCCTGCTCGATCTCCTTGGCGTAGATCGCGCCGTCGACCGCCGACTTGGTCTTGCCCTCCCAGATGTTGTCGTAGCTCTCGCGGTCTGTGAGGTAGCAGTGCTGGCGCTCGGTCTCCAGCTCGGCCGGGAACCAGGGGTTGTCCGAGTAGTTGACCTTGACCACCTTGGCGCCGGGCGGCGGGTTGAGCACGAACCGCGTCCAGGTGTCGTCGTCGTCCAGCCCCGGGTTGAAGCTGACCCAGATCTCGGAGCCGGGCTTGCGGATGGTCGGCACCAGCAGATCCCAGGACTTCTTGCTGACCGTTTGGGCCTCCTCGACCCAGGCCACGTCGACTCCCTCGAAGGACTTGATGTTGGCTGCGGTCTGGCTCGACAGCCCGGAGAACAGAACCTCCGACCCGTTGACGCCGCGGATTTCGGTCTCCAGAACGCGAAACTTCTGCGCCAAGCCCATCGACTCGATCTGGTCGGACAGCAGCTTGTGCACCGAGTCCTTGATCGACTTCTGCACCTCGCGCGCGCACAGCACCCGCATCCGGCGCATGCTGGCCAGCAGCAGCAACGCGCGGGCAAAGCCCCAGCTCTTGCCGCTGCCGCGCCCGCCGTAGGCGACCTTGTAGCGGGCCGGCTCGAACAGGAACCGCAGCGCGTCCGGGAACTCGACCTCAGCCATTTGCCTTGCGGAAGACCACCTCGACCATCGCGGCGGCGGCCTCGCCCTGCTGACGGTTGTCGACCTCGTACAGCCCGAAGTGCTTGAAGAGCTTCTCCAGCGCAGCGTTCTTGTCGGCGACCTTGTACTTCTTCGTGTACCCGACGAACACCCGGTCAGCCCCGGAGCCCTCGTAGACCTCCTGGATCTCGACCGCCTGGACGGCGGCGGCGGTCTCGTCGTCGAGCGCGTGGATCGGCACCGGCGAGCCGTCCGCGCGGTACAGTTTGCGGATGTCGAAGCGGGCCAGGCGCATGGCTTCGCGCAGCACATCGGCAGCGGTCATCTCCGCGCGCTCGGCCGCAGCGGCCTGCAAGTCGGCCACCCTAGCCGCAACCAGTGCCACGCGCATCAGCGCGCTGGCCTTGTTGTGGATGGAGTCGTCCTTCCATGCCTTGCTGCCCGGATATGCCGCTCGATACGCATCCGCCTGGCTCTTGCCGCTCGCCACCTCGCGCGCGAACCGCTCCTGCTGCGGCGTCAGTTCACCGTTCCTGGCCATCTTC